AATTCCTTCACACAACTAAAGTCACGGCACCACGCCCTGTCGCAGCACTGGCACCAGGGTCAACTGACAATTAGGATGCGCAAGTGTCGGCGCCTGTTCGATCGGCACGATCTTGCCGTTACGCTCGCAGCACACCTGGTCCCACAGGCAGCCGTCGATGATCTGCACGCGGTCGACGAGTCCAGTCGCCAGGTACCTGTCCAGAGCACTGGTGCGCTGTGCGACGCCGAGCTCGGTGCGCGCCACGGTCAGCGCGCGGTTCTTCCACGTCTCGCGGAACAGCCCGTTGATACCAGGGAAGTCGTCCGCGGGCACGCCGTTTGCAAGTTGCCAGTCGCTGTACCCACGCGCCTGGCCTTCTTGCAAGGAGGCGGCGATGGCCTGGCGCGTGGTCTCATCAATCCGCACGACGCGCGACGCGGCCGTTTGCAGCAGGCGGCGTGTCGCGGCGTCGTCAACCCGGAAGTTCTCGGGGTCCAGGTCGAAGTGCGCCGCCACGAGCAGGTTCACGGCGCGCAGCATGAGCGCGTAAAACCGCTCGAGGATCTGCTGGAGGCGGTTCTGCTCGTCGGCCGAGTCGTAGTGCGGCGTCTGCGGCGGCGGGTCCGCCTTGAGTTCGCCTAGCTCAGCGATCATTCGTGCACAGGCAGGCGAGGCTGCCAGTGGTAACGAGCAGCCTTCACGATACGTTTTCCCCGACTGGACACTTCGGTCCTGAGGACGATGCGCGCCGGCCGCCCGCCGAAGTGGCGGTACAGCCAGTCGTGCGCGCGAGCTGGTAACGGCCACAACAGACGCGCGGCGCGAGGGCCGAGCTTCATGGCTTCATCAGCAGGAGAGCCTCGGTCATCTGTGAAAACTCCAGATCACGCCGACGACCACCAGCAGGACCAGCAGAGCAGACACGATCAGCGGCAGGGCCACTCAGGTTAGGACGCAGGTACACGCCGGGAAGAGACGCTGGTGGTTGAGAAATGACTGGTTTTTGAGGTCAGTCGCATTCGCGTCGGTGGGCAAGCGCAGGTACTGCATGTTGTTGCTCGTGCCGTGGATGCAGGTCGTCTGAGATTGCTGGGTGCGCGGATTGTTGTTGCGATTGGACTGGGTGTTGGTCGCGTTGCTCTGGGTTGCTGGTTGGTCGGCCATGACTTCTCCTTACGGCTTGGTCAGACTGCGCACGACGCGACGTCTTTGAGAATCGAAAAATCGCTGCAGCTCGTCCTCGAGCGCCGGCGTGCTCAGCTCGACGAGGGCCTGCAGGGCGTCCGCGGTCAGCTCGCCCGCCTTCAGCGAGATGACCCGCTCCTTCGCCGGTGGCACCTCGGGCGGCGGTGCGGCTTGCTGGCCGGGCACCGGGAAGGCCGGCGTCTGCGGTTTGGGCATCGGCACGTCGCCGCCCGCCATCGGCTCGAGCCCGACCTCGGCGCGCGCCTCGTTGGGCATCACCCAACCGGTGCGCACCGCGTTGTCGAGCCGCGTGAACAGCGCGGTGCGGTCCTCCTGCAGCGCGCGCACCTTGCTCAGGTCGTAGGCGACCCGCACGTCAGGCTCGTCGGTGAAGTCTGGCTTCAGCTGGTGATTGAACGTGGCGGCGTCCATCCGCCAGGCGGGAATGACCGTCACCTCAGTGAAGTTTTCTCGGACTTGCTTCATTGACGCGAAGTTGCTCGTCTGCGCTAATCCGACGCCGAGGCCGGCGACCGCGGGCGGGACGCCCATGACCGCGGCAATGCGCGTCTCGGGCACGTTGTGCAGCGCCTCGAGGTTCAACTCCTGCGGCGAGAAGCCGAACTGCTGCATCGTCGCGCCGGCGGTCAGCACGCCGACGTTGCCGCGGTTCTCGAAGCCGAAGCGCGTCTGCAGCTGCTGCTTGAGCGCCTCGGCCTGGTCGTCGCTGAGCGAGGCGCCCGGCGGCACCTGGACCACCAGCCCCGGCACGCCGAAATTTCTCAGTAACGCGTCACTGAATTGAGTGGCGGCCGTGTCGGAGGCGATTTCGCGCACCAGCCGCTTGAGCGGTGACAGTCCGAGACGGTGATCCTGGGGGTCGATGCCAATGCGAAAGTGGATCATGTTCTCGCGGGGGATGTCGTCCCACTGGTACGGCCCGTAGGTGTAGCGATAGAAGTCGACCAGGTTGGACGAACCCGGCAGCGTCACCGGCTTGACCAGGTTCGGCGCCAATGGCCACAACTCGACGACGTTGCCCGTCAGCTCGTCGCCTGAGCGCACCTTGCGCAGGTAGGCGTTGCCGTCGCCGTGCTTGGCCCAGCACGTCCAGAACCACAGCTCCAGGTTCGTGTGGTGCGGGTTCGGATTCGCCAGCAGCAACTGCAGGGGCGAGCTGTTGAGCCACTCCGCGGTACCGGCCTCCGGGTCGCCCTGGTAGACCTTGAGTATCGGCTCGATGTGCGCGTTGCACAGCGCCAGCAGGCAGGCGTAGACGGCCGAGTTGCCGTCTCCGACGGACTGCTGCGGATTGGCCAGTAGCCACTGACCGGGGCCGCTGGTGATGACGGTGGGCGGGGTGATGAGCGCGCCGGGGTCCTGCCAGGCAAAGAGCTTCTGCTCGGGCGCCGGCTCCGAGGCCTGCGTCTGCAGATCGCGACCGCGGAGGTAGTCGAAGACAGCCGTGACCGGGTTACGCATGATTGGCTTTCTCGGCTCGAAGATTCGCTTCGATCTGGTTGAGATTGCTCTGCAGGACGTCGTCCGCGGACCGACCGCTGGCTGCGGCCACCAGTTGTGAAAGCAGCATGCAGATCAGATCGAGTCGCACATTCAAGTCGTTGACTTCGCGGCGATACTGTGCCTCCGGACCGAAACGCCAGAGCCCATCACTGTGTTGCATGACTAGAAGAATTTCACCTCCACGTCGTCGATGAGCAGGTTCGACAGCGCCCAGACGAGCGCGTCCAGGCGGTCGGGCGACGGGTCGCCGGCGTCCGGCACCCAGCTGCACAGCTGGTCCTCGAGCGCCGCCAGCATGCCCACGTGGTGGATTTTCCCCTGCTCGTCAAGCGCGGCCACCGGCTCCGCGCGCAGCCGCTTGCCGCGGGACGCCGACACCAGGGTGACGGGCACGGTTGGATCGACGGCGCGGATGGTGGCCAGCACCATGTCGCCGCCGAAGTTTTTCTCGGCGACCAGGCGATCCGCCTCCAGCTCACGGTACAGCTGCACCGCACGTCGGGCCCAGCGCTCGGGTGACAGTCGCTCCGAGACGTCGCGCAGCACGTAGCCGTGGCCGTCGGCGCCCTTCGCCGCGGCAACGATGCCGCACTCCGCATGGCCCTCCGACTCACCCCCGGACGGGTCGATGCCGACCACGATGCGCAGCAGGTCCGGCGCGACGCTAACGCGGTGTTTGTCCAGCCGGTCGCGGGTCCACAGCGCGCCCGGCACGTCGTCGAGCCACTCGGCCTCGAGCTCCTGGCGACCCAGGCGCGTGCCTCCGTAGCGCTCATACAGCCGCTGGCGCACGATCGCCGAGAGGTGCGGGTTGTCTGCCGTCCGAGCGTGGGTCACCAGCGTGCCGTCTCGCTCGGCCAGCTCGCGCACGAACTGGCGCGCCTTGGGCGTGGTGGTGGCGATCGCCCGCGGCCGCTCACCGAGGCGCAGGCCAAACTGGGCTTGCTCCCAGGTGTCCTGATTCCACAGCGCCAGCTCGTCAGCCCAGAGGAGGCTCCACTGCGGACCGTTCCAGCGCGCCGGCTCCTCGGCGCCGAGGAATTTGACATAGCCGCCGCGGTGGTGGTGCGCCTCGCCGAGCGAGCGGTTGTACGACGTGAACTGGTCGCGGGCGATGGTAATCAGCCCCGAGATACCCTCGGCGCACACGTCGCGCACATCGGCGGCGGTGGGTGCGCCGATGCCCACCCGGGCGTCTGCCCCAAGCGTGTTCAGGTGCTCGAGCACGAACTCGGCTCCCGCACGGGTCTTGCCGGTGCCGCGGCCGCCCAGGACGAGCCACACGTCCCAGTCGTCATGCATCGGCCTCTGGTGGCTGAGCGGCTTCCAGCTGCGGCTGGTCGGGCTCGTCGACGACTGGTCGGAGTCCGGCGAGAAGTCGAAGAAGCGTGTCCCGTTCAGTGACAAGTAACTCGGCAACGTCAGCGGCGGACTGTCTCTCGACGTAGTCCACCGCAGCGACGGTCGAAAGTTGAGCGTCAATCGTGTGGACGTGGGCGGTGATGAGGTCAAAGATCAGATCCGCCAGAACTTCGGGGCTACGCACATGCGCGCGCGCAGTTGCAACTGTTGCATCCCCCGCGGCCCAACGCGATACGAGGCCCTTATCGAGGTTGAACCGTGCCGCGACTTCGCGAACGGAGGCACCCGTGGCGACCGCGGCGACGACCTGGGCGCGCAGCTCGGGCGCGTGCGGGACACCGCGCGGCATCAGGCATTCCCTGGTATCGCGATATCGGATATGATATCATTATGTGGTG